TGTGTAACGTTTGACGTTACTGATATACCGTTCACGATGGTGAACTTTTACCGGAAAGGTGGAGGCGTAGCCACGTGGGAGGAAATCTTTAACGACTTACTGGACATTTACAAAGAATACGGAGGAGATATGGTTTGTGATTCATCAGCTTCAGCCGGAGATATGCAAATGGAATGGTTGAACGATATGAGTATCCCGTATTACCCTTACAATTTCGGAGGTTCGCCAGCAAAAAAGGTGAACCTGATAAATAATCTGCAAAGATATATCAGTGAGAGGAAAATCCGTTTTCCGCCACACCAACAACTGCTGGAAGAACTTCACGGATATCCTAGGGATATGAAGGATAAAGGATTGATGACCGATTGCGTCATGGCTTTAGCCTTGGTATGCTATGGTATAGATAGATATAGGATTAAAAGTTATCCGGAACCACTTAATAGATGACTGCACAAAACAATTCAGATATAGCACTAGCAGAAAAAAAACAAGAAAAAGGTCTGCTGGATAAAGCTAAGAATACTGCTGCTAAAGCACTCACCGATATCGGTATGAAAGAAGAAAACATTAGAGGTACTGATGCCCAAAAAGAAAAATCTAAACAACTAGCCCGTGGGCGTGAAGTGATTAGAGAATGGGATGACGGCGAAACTTTGTATTCGCAACTGTTTAACGATATGGAGAAGTTTAGGTCGTTTTACATGGGCGATAACCATGAACAAGGAGTGTCTGACCTTGAAGGTGATGTCCGGGTAACGGCTAACTTAGGTGCGACGGTAATTGATTTGTTTACTTACTTGCTGACAAATAACCCTCCCGATATCCAGTTTGACCCGCAAGGAGCGGATGAAATCAGCCAGACTGAAGCTAACTACAAAGAAGAACTTACTAGACGATTGTTAAAAGACGCTAAATTTCAAAAACGGTTCAGGGACGCTGCCAAAACCCAGTTCATGATAGGGTGGACGGTTCTGTACCCGTTCTGGAACAAGCAACGTGAAGACGGCGGTAAAAACGGCACGTTTGATTTGACTGTGCTTAACAATTTCCGTACCCGTGTCAGGTACAAAACTCAAGACAGTGAACAAATAGAGAGTTTTATTACCACTAAACGTATGTCCCCAGCAGCTATTTTGGACCAATACGATTACGAAGCGTTGCCTGATTCCACTGTTCCCCATTTCTTACCTGAATCCTGGGAAGCTGAAGATGACGGGATGACAACCGTGTTTACTAGATACGGGGCGAAAGATATCCGGATAGTAATTAACGGCCGTGAAATTAAACGCATTAAACACGACCTTGGTTTCTGCCCGGCAATACAGGTGGATAATATCAAAGTGCCTAACGATATTCACGGACACTCAGAGATTGAACGATGGCAGGATGTGTTAAAAGAAGTCAACAAACTCTTATCAGCAGTTTCAGAAATTGCTAGGGATAAAGGTTATCCGCCGTTAATTGAGTACAACAACGCTTTAGGGAATAGAAAGATACCTAAATGGCGTGGACAAAAGATACCGGCTAAAAGAAGTGAACGCGGCGAAGCACTAGAATATTTAGTCAACCCCGGGCAAATAGCTCCTTTGCTGGAACAGGTGCAAATGTTAATTGAATTATTCCACTTTGTCAGCTTGATGCCTAAAGCTGCCGCTGGAATATTTCAGTCAAACATTACTTCAGGATTCCAAGCTAAACTGGCAATGCAGCCGGCAACTTTAACTACTGAATCTAGAAAAATAGATTGGGAGATAGCTATCAAAGAAATGATTAAGATGGCGTTTGACATGATGAAGAAATACGACCCTGAAACTCTCAAGATAAAAATCAATGAGAACAAACAAATTGAGATTACTGATGTTTACCTGCACGAAATGGACGTCATCTGGCCGGAAAACTTACCTCAAGATATTGCCAGAGAAATTCAGAACTTAGTGTTAGGTATCCAACACGGGCTAACTTCAGTACAACAATCAATAGACAGGTACAACGCTTTAATGGGTATGGGTAGTCCTTCAGATACCGAGGATAATCTAAAAGAAGAAGCTGAAGACGCTTTGATGAACCCGGATAGGGCTTTGAAAGTGGCTAAGGTTAAACAAACACTGGAACAGATGTCTAACGATATGAAAGAAGCTAACGCCAAAATGGGCGAGATGCGGCAGAAGATGAAAGGCGGTATGCCTGAGAACCTTAAAGAAGCAGCTAGACAATCTAATCCTACTAATTTATCCAGGTCAGCTTCATCCAAGCTACCGGAAGAACAAAGAAACTACCCGGAAAACGCTGAAGAAGCTGTGCCACCGGAAAGCAAAGGAGGTCAAGTATAAATGGCGTATAGAGTAACTTCGCCCGGTAGAGGAGGGTATCAGATACCGTCTTCTCCTGAAGGCACGTACCAATCATTAGCCTCTAAATATGCCAATGATTTCAGGCGAGCACTTAGGCAGGAAGAACAAAACGAGCTTAATTTGAAGATTATAGCTTGGCAAAATGGGGACATTAGCTGGGAAGAACTAGACAGTTATTTAGAAGACAGATTAGGTGGGGCTAAAGAAGGGTCTAGTGAAAAGGTAAACTTACTAGAAACCAGGTCAACTCTCAGGCAACGTAAACAAGAAATGTTTGAGGCTGAACAGGCAGAGATTGCTAGTAATATGCGAACGCAATTAGTTGAAAAGATGGGCGAAGGCGGATTAACTGATAAAGAGCAGTTAGAGATTGTTCAGGCAATAAAAAACAAAGTTGATGAAAATAGTGATACCTATGCTGATTTGGTTTCCGAAGAAGCACAGCTTAAAACAAGAATAGCAGAATCACAACGGTCAGCTGCTTCAGGTACTGCTAAAAGAAGCGCGTTAACCGAGTATCGTGAAACCAGGGCTACTGTACTGCAAGAGATAAATCAAAACGAGTTGGCTTATCAGCGTGGACAAATATCAGGTATGGAGCGTGACCAAAGAAACCTAGATGCTTCTAGAGAGTTGGTTGGCGGACTAAGAGATTTGCAGGCTGCTGGTGCTAGTGTTCCTGAAGATGAAATAGAAACGGCTACTAATTTACTAAGCACACACAAAAACCTAATAAGTTTAAGAGAACGTGGGATGGTTGCTGATGCTTTAACTGCCGATAATGAGGTTACGACCGTAGCGACAAATAATAGAAACTTTGGTCGTGAATTTGTGGTAGACAGTAGCGGTAACTTAAAACTGGGAGAGTCAGCTGATATAGGTGGGGTTTGGCAAGACCCAACAACTGGGTTTTATGGAGTTGCTGGAGAAGAAGTGCCCCAGTATGAGTCCCGTGGGGAAGCAATGAGAGCTGCTCAAGAAAAAGGAGTGTTAAGTTTTGAGGCAGTTGTGCCCACAGAAGACGGGCAGACTAGATTGATGACCATGGCCAAAGACCCGAACACAGGAGCTTTTTACAACGTTGATGACCCAACTCAGGCTTATGCTGAAGTTCCACAAACAACTGAACAAGCAGAAATGGCAAGGTATGAAGGGTTACCGGAAAACTGGAGAGACGACCAAGAGATTATCAATTGGGTTGGTAAACAACAACAGAGGTTTGGACAAACAGACGAAGTTGATTTGACATTTGATGTGCCTGAGGTTACACCAATGGATGAAACCACACGTGATAGGCGTGGCCTTTTCCAACGTATAGGAGAATTTGATATGCCCGATATTCCGGAAGCTGAAGAAATAGAACGAACATTTGAGCCTGCTAGAGAGTTTACACGTGAAGCAGCCGAAGATGTCGGCGAGTTTGGTAAGCGTGCATTTGAAACTGCTAAAAAGGCTGGAACTGAAGGAATACAGGCCGGACCGTTAAGTGTTAAACCAGCGTTTGGTATGCCTGATATTAAGATTGGCAAGTTTGATGTGCCAGAGTTTAACGTTCCCACCTTTAAGAGGTTTACTTCAAAGCTTACGGGTGGTGGTCAGGCGATGAAAACTGGTGGACCGAAGCCGGTGTCTACTAGACAAGAACCAACTGGACCCAGAGGTTTAGTCGGTCGTGCAAAACAATTTGGACAAAAACTTTTAGGTACTGTTAAGGACGTGTTTTAGGAGGTAATTGATGGCAATTAAATTACCCGACAATCTTCTTAAAAAAGCAAAAGGGACCGCTAAAAAGGTCAGGGATTTTATTGGTCCAGTATCTCCTCTACAAGCTGGTGTTCCTGGACTGAAAGTAGCGGAGGTTGCAGGAAAGGCTTTGCAGGAATTTCCGGAAACTAGAGTAGAAATAACTGACAAATTACCTAAAAGGTTTGAGAAATCTCATAAAGAAGCTATGGCTAAATTGCCAGAAGGTTCACTTTTAGGAACTAGAGGGGCTCCTTATAGAGCAGCACAAGCAGCTGAGTTTGCTACTGGGTTGCCAAAGATTTTAACTGAAGCTGCTGGCGAAACCGCAGAAACCTTTGGGGCTCCGTTTAGAGAGGAAACTGGTTTTGCCAAAACACCTGGTCGTTTAGGTGAAATTTGGCAGGGACCAGGAACTTTTAAGGAAAAAGCACTAAAAACATTTACTGACCCCGGCATACAAGCTGCCATTGATATTCCTGATGTAATTGGATTAGGGGGAGGACTTGGAGCGGTTCTTTCAGGGGGGATTAAAGAGGTTGGTGAAGAAACAGCTGAGAAAGTTGCCCGTGAGGCTGCAGAAGAAACTTTGGAGAAGACATCTCGGGAAGCCACAGAAGAAGCGGTTGAAGCTACGGCCAGAGAAGCTAGTGAAGAAATTTCCGAAAGGGGTTTTAGGGAAGGACAAGAAGAATTGTTAGACAATGTACGGATAGCAATATCTCAAGGTGACGATGAAGCTGCTGAGGCTTTATATAAAGTTGCAAAAGAAGAATTTGAAGAAGTCCCCACTTACAAGAAACTAGTTAATGATGTATCCAGGGGAATAGCCCGCGAAAGTGAAGAAGTGGCTGCTGCTAAGATAAGTTGGGATAGGCTTAAATCGGCTGATGTACCTGAGGAGGACATAGTATTTTTTAAGAAACTTAGAAATCTGCAACCTACTAAAGATGCTGCCTGGGCTTCACAGCACAGACGTGATTTTACTTCAGTTAGTTTTGACGAAATAGCTGAGGAGGCTAATATGAGTACGGATGAATTGTGGGATGCTTTAGAAAGACTGCCGAGCAAAGAGGTAGCAGACAAGCCCTTAAAAACAGCACAAGAACAGTATTTAGACGAAGTTGGAAGGCAGCGAGGGTTTCTTGAAAGTGTCCAGGAAGCAAAAGCTGGGACTAGCGAAGAATTTCAAGAACAAGTGGCCAACTTAGAGCAAAAGTATCTTCCTCACACTAACAAAGAGGCCGCAGATGCTGCGATTGGAAGGATTGAAAACAATGGGGTTGACGAAGCCCTTGATTGGGCAAGAAACCTTAAAGTACAAGAATTGGAAGAAACAGGAGATGAGGCTGCGGCTGTTTATGTTGAAGCAATTAAAAGAGCTGATGAGGCAGGTAATTATGATTTGGCTGCGGAGTTGGCTGATGAAGCTGATAAGGCATTCAGGGGTAGTGGTCGGTTTATCCAAGCTGCTTCTATGTGGTCTAATTTATCTCCAGAGGCTATGGTGAGGCACGCCAAGCGAACATATAGGGAGGCTAACGAGAGGCTAACAAAGTTTGGGGTAGTTGAGTTGACCGAAGACTTTGAAAAGCAAATAGTTGAACGGATGAAAGAAATTCGCAAACTACCGACAGCAGTAGAACGAACCCAGGCAGTAATCGGGTTAAAGGATGATATTGCTATCCGTACATTGTCTAACAATTCTTCTTGTCCTTCCCTAAAACCCCTTTCGGAAATTTCT